CAGTTCTCTCTCCCCGATGGTCAGATTTGACCCACCATCAAAAGGATTAGCCCCATAATGGAACCGATTAAAACCGATACTTACCAGATACCAGCAGGCTCTATCAGCGAACATTTGGGGAACTGCATTTCAGAGGCTCAAAAGTGGATTGGCCCTGCAGATGCTGGGGCTGTGTGTCTGTCTATGAAACTTGCACAAGTTATCGATGTAATCTTTGAGTCCGGAACTGACCTTGATAAAGCTGCAGCTCTTATTGGTCGATTAACTATTTTGATGAAAGAGTTAAAACTTACTCCACTAGCTAGAGATGCATCCAAAGCAATGGTCGAGGAGGTAGATCATGGCACAGCGTACGCCGAAAGTTATTTACGGCTCATCAGCACCCCGAATAGCAAGCCCAAAACAACCAGGGCAAAGTCTGGGACCAGTAGTCGGAGCACTAGCAAGTGATTTAGGAATGCCTTTACTGCCTTGGCAACAGTATGTAATGGATGATGCACTCACCATCGATGACCAAGGCAAGTTCATTAGAACTACTGCTGGGATTCTTGTGGCTCGACAAAATGGCAAAACTCACATGATGCGTATGCGTATTCTTGCTGGGCTTTATGTATTTGGCGAGGGTTCAATTGTGGCAATGGCACAAAATCGGCAACTGGCACTCGATACCTTTAAGCAAGTTGTGGACATGGCCGAAAGTCTGTCTTGGATGCGTAAACGCATAAAGCGAGTATCCCGGACCAACGGTCAGGAGGAGTTAGAGATCTACTGCCACCATTACCCGAAAGAGTGTGCCACTAAATGTAAACGAATTCGCAAGTATGGAATCAGAGCTGCAACATCAGAGGGTCCCCGAGGAGCAACTGCTGATTTGCTTTATGTGGATGAACTCCGAGAAATTAAACAAGATGCTTGGACTGCAGCAACTCCACTAACCCGAGCGACCAGTGGTCAAACATGGGTTACATCAAATGCTGGTGACGGAACATCGACTGTGCTTAATGAACTTAGACAGCGAGCCCTGTTAATGGAGTCACCTAGGCTTGGTTGGTATGAATGGAGTGCTCCACAAGGTGCTAAAACTAGCGATGTAAAAGCATGGCAAGCGGCTAATCCTGCAATGGGGCACACCATAAGTTTTGAGGCTTTGCAAGATGCAGCTGCTAGAGATTCTGATGATGCCATCCGTACCGAGATGTTATGCCAGTGGGTCGAGTCAATCGACTCGCCATGGAACCTAAACAATTGGGCTGCAGGAGCAGACAATGATTTAACTTTACAATTAGGGCATGAAACATACATGGGATTGGATCTCAACTTCAATCGCACAGAGGCTTACCTCGTTACTGTTCAAATTGTGGCGGACAAATTCGCAGTGTTCCTCACTCGATGGCAAAAAGACGGAGGATTAAATGACCGAGAACTTGCAGCAGATTTGGCTCATCTTGCTCGTACTTATAGCGTTCGCTCTTTAGCATTTGACCCTAAAACTGCTGGACATATTGCCCCGCATTTGGCAAAAGTTGGTGTTCCAGTTGCACCAACAGCCTGGGCATCCACAACCTTTTCCACATACTGTGACTTAACACTCTCAGCAATGAACCAGTCAGACCTAATCCATCCCAATCAGGACACCATGCACCAACATTTAATTGCTTGTGCTCGCCGACCATCGAGCGATGGTGGCTGGAGGATTGCTCGAAAAGCCGCTGTACAAGACATTGGAGCGGCTATTGCCCTTGTTATGGCTGTTGGAAACGCCGCAACGCCTAAAGCCTCTGTTGGTATCTCTGTGGTATAAGGTTAAATTATGATTAGCCCCGGCACTTACAACATTACTTGCTATCAGGGTGCAACCCTTGATAAAACATTTACAGCTACTAATGATGGCACTGCAATTAACTGGACTGGCTACACAGCTAAACTTCAAGTCCGCCAGTATGTCAACACAGCAGATTCTGCCCTATTGACTTTGACAACTGGTGGGGGTGGAATAACCACACTCACAAATGATGGCAAAATTATCATTACTGCCACTGCAACTCAGACTGGGGCAATCCCAGCAGGGAATTATGTTTATGATCTTGAACTAACTAGCGGAACCTATGTTGTGCGAATTGTGCAAGGCCGCTTTACTGTCGATGGGCAGGTGACGGCATGACCTACAGATTAACTGTTGTCGATAACACAACAACACTCGCAATCACTGAGTCACCAGTCTTAATCACCGAACAAGTAGCAGGTATTTCTGGACCCAAGGGAGATACAGGCGACCGAGGAAGCAATGGACAGGGCTTCAACTACCGAAACGCTTGGGTAATAAATACAAGTTATTTACCTTATGATGTTGTGGTTTATAGTGGCTCAACTTATGTGTGCATTTTGGCGGTCAGCGGCTCAACAATTCCATCAGCTGACCCTACTCATTGGACTTTAACAGCGTCTAAAGGCGATACGGGTGCAACTGGTGGCGACTCAACAGCGGCAGCCAGCGATTGGGTTTCTGGCAGAACTTATGCAAAAGGCGATTATGTACTTTATGGCCTAATTTACTACATACGCCGAAATGACGGTTCAGGCACAACAACACCAAATAATGACGCCAGTAATTGGTCCCAGCGTTCACCTATGGCCGAAACAAACGGATCATCATTAGCTGATTCTTTCGTTGGGTATAACATCAATGGCGGAATTTATGCACAAGGTTTAGGTGTTGGTGGCGCAGGTGGTTCAGCACCCAACACTGGATTATCTGTGAATAATGGTTCACTTACCATTACTGGTGTTGGTAATGGCATCAATGTTTCAAGCAATGGCAATTTGACTCTTGGCGCATCGGGTAACAATGGTGGTTCTATTGCGATAACGAACACAACTGGTATTCAGTTAATCAAGGGCAGTTCAGGCACAAGCAATCACACTTTGCCAACAACTGGTGGAACTTTTCTTAACGATGCAACCACTTCTTTGCCAAATGTGACTTCAGTGAACAGCACAACTATTCCTGCTTCATCAACTTTGTTGACTTCAGTTTCAGCTCTTGATGGTGGCAACTTAACTGCATCGACTGTAACCTCTGCAAAACTTGCTTCAGTCACTGGCACTGGAACTGTTGTTGTAACTGATACAAACCCGACATTAACTAACCCAATAAAGTCCGGCACTCAATACAATTTGCGAGCAGTTCCAACTGCAGTAACTACAACAATTACGGCTACACAATTACTCGGCGAATGGGTAACATCCGGGCCATCCTCTGCACAAAACACTTCACTTCCAGCATTCTCATCATTGAATGCAACGGGTGTTTGGCTAGGTGGGGTCAATGGTTGTGTTGATTGGTCATACATCAACACAGGCACAGGAACAGTCACAATCACATCAGGCACAAGTCACACAGTTCAATCAGGTAACAATGCAACTGTTGCAGGTGGAACATCAGCTAGATTCTCAACTCGATTGGCTGCTAATGGACTTTCATTTATTACCTATCGACTTTCTTAAAGTAAAACTCCCAAAACATAACAAATAAACAATAACTATTTTTACTAATGGGGTTATTCGTTTAGTGTGATTGTGTGGGGTTACTCAATGCAATGCGTTTATCTAACTCTTCTTTTGCTGTGCCCGAAATCGATGTGACTGCAGCAGTCGCTGAGATGTACCCAGTAAATCCATTTAACCTTGGTTATAACCCTGACCTTGGCTATTTACAGCCAGTTTCTCGCAGAGCTGCAATGACTGTTCCAGCAGTTGCCAGGGCTCGCACAATTATTGCAGGCACTGTTGCATCGCTTGAACTGTACACATACTTGGAAGCCACCGAGGCACAGATTCCCAATCGACCAGTAATCAAACAACCAGACCCCGGGCTTGCTCGCTCGACAACTGTTGTCTGGACTATCGATGATCTCATTTTTTATGGTGTTGCATACTGGCAAGTATTGGCAGTAAGTCCAGAAGATGGTCGAGTTACACAGGCTCGCCGCATCGACCCAATCAGAATCAGCACTCGTACCGATTCAACTGGTCAATTAATTCTTGCTTACACACTTGATGGACAAGATTTACCAATGCGAGGCGTAAGTTCACTTATAACTTTCTGGGGACCTGATGAGGGCGTTTTAGCCCGAGGCTCTCGCACCATTAACGCTGCAATTGAACTTGAAGCCGCAGCTCTACGCATGGCACAAGAGCCAGTGCCACAAATGGTAATCCGTAATGAGGGTATGAACTTACCAGCAGACCAAAAAGAGGCATTGCTAACAGCATTCAAGTCTGCTCGCCGTACTCGCTCAACCGCTTATGTTGAGGGACCAATAAATCTAGATGTTGTTGGACTCGATTCTGCCCAAATGCAATTGACTGAGGCTAGGGCTTACACAGCATCCGAAATTGCCCGAGTAATGAACATCCCGGCCTGGTACATCAACGCAGAATCAGCTACCAGCACCTATTCCAATGTATCAGCTGAGCGTAGATCACTAATTGATTTCTCATTGCGACCATACTTGGATTCATTTGAATCTCGTTTAAGCATGGATGACATCACTCCTAGGGGTCAGTATGTCGAGGTGCACTTGGATGATTTCTTGCGAGGAAATCCAACTGAGCGAGTAGACATAATTATAAAACTTTTAACAGCAGGCATTATCAGCATCGATGAAGCCCGAGCAATGGAAGATCTAGCACCAAGAGGGAGTGCACCAGTAAATGACGCTTAACCTAACTTTTGCCGCATCCATCACTGGAGCAAATGAAGCAACTCGCCAAATTTCAGGTGTTGTTGTTCCATTTGGCAAAACTGGCAACACATCAGCAGGACCAGTTGTTTTTGAGGCTGGCTCAATCAGCAACCCAGACCCAAAGCCAGTTAAATTCTTACTCCAGCATGATGCACAGCGACCAATTGGCAAAGCAATTGAGTTTCAAGTGACTGCTAGTGGAATCACTGGCACTTTCAAAGTTTCCAACACAACCGCCGGGAGCGATGCACTTATTGAAGCTGCAGATGGCCTCCGAGATGGTTTAAGTGTTGGTGCACAAATCGACAAATTCTCAGTTAAGGATGGAGTCATGCATGTGACTGCAGCCAAAATTGTGGAAGTGTCGTTAGTCCATGCCCCAGCATTCAATGATGCTGTGGTTACAGATGTGGCTGCATCCGAGGCGGAAGCAGACCCAGACACAATCCAAGAGGAGGACCAAGTGTCAGAACAACCAATCGAAACACCAGAGGTTGAGGTTGAAGCCGCCGCTGCACCAGTAGTGCAGGCATCAAGCCCAATCACAACGACACCTCGCTTAAACATCACTGCTGCAGGCTACCTAGAAAATAGCATCAAGCAGATGACAGGCGATGAAAACGCTCGAGCTTATGTTCGAGCAGCTGACGATTCAACCAGCACAAACACTGGTTTGACTTTGCCTCAGCACCTGCAGGAGTTTTACACAAACACCATCGCAGACCGCCCAGCAATCAACGCTGTAAGCCGTCAGGCACTTGTGTCATCAGGCATGAGTTTTACTGTTCCTAAATTGGGTACTGCACCAACTGTTGACTCAACATCTGAAGGAGCTGCTCCATCAGAAACAGGCATGACTAGCACCTATTTAACAGGCACTGTAGTTAAGTACGCTGGCATGAATGATGTTTCATGGGAACTAATTGACCGTTCATCACCAGAGTTTTATAGTGAATTGCTAAACCAGATGAGCAATGCTTACGCACAGGCAACTGACCAGGCAATGCTGGCAGCTCTTGTTTCAGGTGGAACCCTAACAAGTGCAACTTACGCCGCAACTTCAGCAGGATTCATTTCTTACGCAGGTACAGAATCAGCAAACACATTTGCATCGTCAAAGAAAAAGGCTCGCAATGTTGTCATCAACACCTCATGGTGGGGCACACTACTTGGTGCAGTTGATTCATCAGGCCGACCATTGTTCACTGCATCAAACGCACAAAACAATCCAGGCGTATTGTCAGGACAAGGCATCGATGGCAACATCATGGGCCTAAATGTTTATGTAGATCCTTATGTAACCGCATCAACCAAGATTGACGATTCAGCATTCATCATTGCTCCAGAAGCTGTGACTTGGTACGAAGCACCTACAACTCGCCTACAGGTGCAGTTAATTGAAACTGGTCAGGTTCGAGTAGGCATTTACGGTTATGGTTGCCCACTGGTCAAAGATGCAACAGGCGTACGCCGTTTCAACTTAACCTAAACAGACTGAGGTAGGGTCCGACCGCTGTTCCCGGACCCTATCTCTACCACTATGAGGACCAAATGAGCAAAATTGATTTAGACGAGTTGCGTACAACCCTTGGTGTGGGCACACTCTACCCTGACTCAACCCTGCAACAGGTTGCAGATGCTGCTGAAAACTTGATTGACGGCCTGCTCGATTACAATCGATGCTCCATAGCATCTGCACAAATCTCAAATAATGTGGTAACTTACTGGACCGCTGATCGTCACACTCTTTCCATTGGGGATTCTGTGACGGTCAGTGGTACAGACGCAACTTTTAATGGAACATTCACTGTTGCAACTCGAAATGATTTTTGGTTCACAGTAGCTAGGAATGCAAGCAATACTGAACTCAAACGCTATAAACCATTTGGACAGGCGATTCTGGTATCTCAGGCCCTAATTTACGACAGCGTACCATCCGTTAGAGAGGCGGCACTCGCTGTGGCAATTGAGATTTTCCAGCAACGCACTGCACCAGGTGGAACGATGCAAGCAGTTGATTTCACTCCTGGTCCACATCGATTGGGTCAAGCCCTATTAACTCGAGTTAGAGGATTACTTGCCCCATACATGGATATGGGAGGTTTGGTCGGATGAGTATTACAACAACTCGTCAAGATCTAGCAGATGCTTTAACAGACCCTAGTTACAGTGTGTACTCATTCCCAAATGAGGTCATGTACGCTCCAGCAATTGTTTTAGTCCCGGGCTCGCCTTATGTGCTATGGCAGACCCCATCCCGATTTGCAGCCCGATTTAACTTGACACTGATGGTCCCAAATAACGACAATCAGGGAGCCCTAATCAATCTAGAGAAAATGATTGAAACAGTTGCAGCTCTAATTCCAGATTATGTAACTGTTGGCGATTTCTCACAACCTACCTCAACAGAAGTCGGCTCGACCGAATACTTAACAACCGACATCGAACTTGATGTCACAATCAATTAGGAGAGTCATCACATGGCAATCAAATATGTAACAGGTCGAGATCTAACTCTGACCATTAACTCAGTCGATTACAAGTATGTAGCCAGTGGTGCAACCCTAACCATTGATACAAACCAGCAAGTACTCGAAACCATTTCTGGCCGCATTTACAAGACCATCGACCAGACAGCAACATTGCAGGTTGAACTATTCCAAGATTGGGGCTCAACCTCAGCTGGAACAACCTCAAACTCTGTCTGTGAAGCACTGTGGAATGCAACTAAAACCTCACCAGATACAACAATTGCTTTCAGTTTTGTCGTCACTGCAGGAGCCGTAACAAAGACCTATTCAGGCAACATCTATCCTAACTACCCAACCATTGGCGGAAACGCTACAGATGCCCTCACAGCCTCTGTTTCATTCGTAGTCGCTGGTGGAACCATCACCGCAAGTTAATCGAAAGTAGGAACAGTGAAAGTCAAATTTATAAATGATAAAACTGAATACACAGTCAATTTAGACCAGGCATGGGTGTGGGTAAGGCTCGAGGATGATTTGGGCCTTACCGTCACCGAGGCACAAAACAAAATGGCAACGGGTAGCACCAAAATAATTACCTACGCCATTTGGACAGCCTCAGAAACAGAAACACCGTACAAAGATTGGGTTAAAAAACTCCAAGATTTTGAGGTGGTAGATGAGGACCCAAAAGACACCGAGTAGGTAGCCTAAACAGAGATTTAATTCATCTCGCCACACTGACAGGCATACCTAAACAGGACTTATTGACTTGGTCAATGACTGACATTGCAACGGCATGGGAGGTGCTATCTGATGGGCGACAAAATTAAAATCGATATACAGATGGATGCAGCCGATAAAAAAATGCTGTTTACAGCGTTTAAAACTATGCCGAAAGAAGCACAGAATGTGCTCCGCAAAGAAACTCAGAAATTGGTTGGCACATTAGCTGAGGAAATGAAACGCAAAGCCGCATCAGCACCAAATCCACAACAGGCAGTATTACTTGCTAGATCTATTAAAGCCAATAAAGACCGAGTGCCGTCAATAACTGTTGGCGGCGGTCGCAAAGTCCCAGTCAAACGAAAGAAAACCCCGGGCAGTCCACAACCAACACAATCTGATTTCTTGTGGGGTGCAGAATTTGGTGTTCGAGATGGTGGCCCTGGCACATTCAAACAAGGTGGGCGAAAGTTCGCTTATTACTCAGGTCGAATGGGCAGAGGCTCCAGAGGTTATTTTATCTTTCCAACATTACGCAGAAACCAAGAAAGAATACGCAGGGATTATTTGGAAACTGTGTATAAACTTCTAAAAAAGACATGGGGACCTAATCGATAATGGCAAACATACGCACACTCAAACTTAATCTTTTAGCAGATACAACTGATTTTGCTGCAGGTATTAAAAAAGCATCAGGCCAAACGAATTCATTTAGTACTAACTTAAAATCCTCAATGAAATCTGTTGCCAAATCTGCAGCTCTTGCAGGTGTGGCTGTTGCTGGTATGGCTGTTGCATTTGGTGTTGATGCAGTTAAAGCCGCCATTGAGGACCAGAAAAGCCAAAAGCAATTACAAGTGGCATTAAAAAACACAACAAAGGCCACAGACAAACAAATTAAATCTGCTGAAAAATGGATTACTAAACAGCAATTTGCTTACGGTATTGCAGATGACAAACTCCGACCAGCACTTGCCAGGCTAACTCGAGCAACTGGCGATGTAACTAAAGCACAAGATCTACTATCAATCGCCATTGATGTTTCAGCAGGCACAGGTAAAGACCTAAAAACTGTTACAGATGCAATTGCTAAAGCCCAGACAGGCAATTTGGGTTCATTAAAAAGACTTGGTGTCCCACTGACTGACAACATTATTAAAACTAAAGATTTAACAGCTGCTAATAATCTGATGGCTAAATCTTATGGCGGAGCCGCTGCAGCCAATGCCGACACACTTGCAGGAAAACTGGCCATCTTTAATCAACGCATTAGTGAGGCAAAAGAAAGCATTGGAACTGCAATTCTTAAAGCAATTCAACCAATGGCGGAAAAATGGTTGCCAATTTTAGCTAATGCTTTAACTGATGTTGTTGCAGGATTCACAGGAGAAAATGGCAAAGGGCCTGCTTATAATCTTGGCATTTCTTTACAAAATATTACTAAATCTCTTGGAGATTTAATTGGAATTATTATTGGCAAAAGTGGTGCTACTGGCAAAACAAAAGATTTTGCTGAGGCATTACAGAGTGTTGCTGATTCCATTAATGCCATTGTTGATGCCATCAATTATTTAAAACCAGCATTTAAAGTTTTCTTAGACATTAATAAACATTTACCGAATTTAATTACATTAGTTAAAGTAATACAAGGTACTGGCGGAGCCATTTCTGGTTTCGGTAGAGGCATTAAAAATGGTTTAACAGGCTTGGGCAGTGGACTTGCTGGAGTTAGGGCTCTTGGCGGAACAGTTTCCAAAGGTGGTTCCTACTTAGTCGGTGAGCATGGTCCTGAATTGTTTACACCAATGGGAGGTGGCACAATCACACCAAATGGCCGTTTAAATGGTGGCAATGTAACAATCATTATGAATGGTGTCATTGATGGTGAATCGGCTCGCCGTAGCATTGAGCGAGTGTTGCAACAGTCATCAGTACGAACTGGTGATCTTAGACTCACAGGGTCATTAATTTAATGGTTTATTTAACTATTGGCGGAAATGTTCTCGATGATGTTGTAAACATCCAGTCGCTCACAGCTACATTTGGCCGCACAACAATAACTGACCAACCTCAGCCATCGACATTTAATTGCACCTATTCAATTATTGATGGTGCAACACTAGCTAATCCAATTGAGCCAGGCGATGCCATTAGTTGGTACATCGATGACCCACTGGCAGGGATTGGTCGAGTGATCGCTTTTGTTGGTGTAGTTTCTGATGTTTCAGTTGGATTAAATTGGGGTAACGGCTCAGGGCTCTATGTCTACACCATTACTGGTGTGGATTATTCAGCAAAATTAAGCCAAATAGCAATTACAAATTCTTATGCTAAACAGTTTGAGGGCACAAGGATTGCTGCAATTCTTGACGATGCTGGCGGTTATACAGGGAACATTGAAACTCCGGGCAGTTACGAATTGAAGACAAGCCCTGCAGGCAATGACAATGCTTTGTCAATGATGCAATCAGCTGCTAATTCTGCAATGGGCTATTTATACATGGATTGCACTAATACTGGTTCAATGGTTTATCAGGCTTACACCAGCAGAAAAACTAATCCGTTAATCACTTTGACTGCCGACATGATTCTTGCGAGTGATTACGGACTCACTAGCAGTGTTACAACTGTCGCAAATTCTGTGCAAGTCACACATCGAACTAGCACAAGTGCCATAGCCTCAGACGGACCAAGTATCGCTAAATACGGCACAAGATCTGCAACTAAAGAAACAACATTGCACAATGCAACTGATGCCACATCACAATCATTGATTTATTTGGCGACTCGCAAAGATGCAAAATTCAGGCTTCAAACTTTGACCATTAACAGTGCAGTTTTATCTAATGCAGATAGGTCAGCATTAGCCAATCTGACACTAGGTAACCGCATTCAGGCCAGTGGATTACCAACCCCAGAAATGGAATCATTTTACGGATTCGTTGAAGGCTACACTCGAACAACTGGTCGAGGTCAGGACATAATTACTCTCCAGTTATCGAGCTATGGTGATTTTTATCCATACACTTTATGGAGTGATCTAAACGGTACGGACACATGGAACACTTACGCATTATCGACAACCAAATGGAGTGACATAACCTAATGCCAGTAACAACCAATAACGGCTGGACAACTCCAGCAGATACAGACCTTGTAAGACAGGGTGCAAATGCCATCAGAACCCTTGCAGGAGGCATTGATGACACTGTGGGTGCTTGGACAGCCTGGACTCCCACAATCGGTCAAGAAGGCGGTACTGGGGCTTGGGGCTTAGGTAACGGCACAATTATTGCCCGATACCAACGCATTGCCAATGTTGTTAATTTTGAACTCAAATTTGCTCTAGGCAACACATCGACAAAAGGCACTGGTGGAATTACCTTTAGTTTGCCAATTTCAGCAAATGCAGCTGTAGACCCAAATTTCGGCACAGGCGTATTCTTTGACGATTCGGCCACAAACTTTTATCCTGTTATGTGGAAAATTTCTAGCAACATCATCAAACCATTCATCATTGGAGCAACACTAAGTCAAATAACATCGACAAATCCGGTCACTGTTGTTACAAATGATTACATAGTCCTAAATGGGTCATACGCAATCTAGGAGTCATTATGACTGAGCCAAAGAAACCTAAGCACAAATTTAAAGACCCAGTAACTGACAAGATCACTTGCCTTTATGGCGTAGAGGGTTCGATGTGGGCTGCGGGCCATCACACAGGCGTTGATTATGGTTGCAAAATCGGAACTGATGTTAGAGCCGTATCCGATGGAGTGGTTGTTGCCTCGAACTGGGGGGAGGCTTATGGGGTTCATGTAATTGTGCAACATTTCCAATACCGATTTATTTATGCTCATTTAAATAGCAAAGCCCCAATCGCTCCTGGCACACCAATCAAGCAAGGCACAATTTTAGGCAAGTCTGGAGCATCAGGAAATGTGGCTGGACCACACTTACATTTAGAAGCTCGAACATCACCATTTAGATACGGCCTCGATGCTGTAGAACCAAGGA